TTAATGCCGGAAGGCGCAGCCGCAGGCTGACATCTCACCCGGCAGCACTTTGCCTGCGTGAGAGTGACGCCGCTGTAATTGCTCCTGCTCTTCAGCACTGCTGTTGCCTGCCTGCTGTCCCAGCCAGCGATCCAGCGCGCGGCCAGCGATCTGCCGGATGTCAGGTGACCAGCTGGTAAGATGCCAGGTTGAGCTGCGGGCTTCTTCACTATCGCCAAAACCTGCCACTGCCAGATGGATGCCCTGACCAAAATCCCGAATCGCCTGCATTGCACCAAAGGCCATCAGGTCGCTTTCACAGAAGAGTGCCTGAATACGCTCAGCAGCACGTGTCTTTTTCAGATAAGACATCATCGCCTGGTAAGCGCAGTCACGATCATCACTACCTACAGTCAGTTCGGCGTTCAGCGCCATGCCCGCCGCCAGCAGAGTGGCGCGATAGCCCTGTTTTTGCGCCAGTGCGCCTGGCTGAGCCTGCATAAAGCCAAACCGCTGATGCCCCTGTTTAAGCAATAATTCCGCTGTCACCTCACCCGCCCGCAGTGCATCCGCCTGCAGTTCAGGCTCAGCGTCAATCTGAAGCACTGGCAAATGGCAGGCATCAGTAACGCGGTTACCGGGGAGTAACAGCAAACCACGCAGCCCGAGCGGTATAGCCTGCCGGATGAGTGCGTTCAGCGTGACGTCGGTTTCAGCACTCAGTAGCACCGTGATAACACCGCGCGCGTTAAGCTGGCGCATCACTTCCTCCAGCATTTTTTGTTGATACCGATTGAGCAACTGGCTGGCGACAACACCGATAACCGGGGGGGCCGCCGGTTCAGTTAAAGTTAAGTCAGGTGTGAAAGGTGTAATCATTGGCGTTAGTTCTCTGCGACGGCAAATAATAGCCACCACAATACGGTAAACCACACCGTTTCAACAGGTTACAGAGTTCGACCCAGCCCGCAAAAATGAGTGAAATCGGATGTAATTGGGACGGATCGGCAGAACCCCAAAAGGGATAAGGCTGGCGTTTACGTAGATGCAGGAGAGGGACCGGGCAGCAGGAGTTGAACCCGCATCGTCAACCCGTTAAGAGTTGCAGTAATACCTTTATACCATGCCCGAATGGCGTGCCTGGAAAAGCCGCGCTGTGTGAACAGGAAGCGTAGTACGACTCTCTGACCAGGCAAGCGCAAGCGGCAGGTATTTTTGCAACCGTTGTATGAAATCAAAAAAGAGGTGCCGCCGCCTGTAGGCATTGATTATTCAGCTAACCTTAAGTTTCAGGCAGCCTGTTCCGACCGGGACTTATGGCAACATTATGCAGAGGTCAAGACTATGCCTTCAGGACAATTTTACGTGGTTGATCAACCCGAACTGAATTTTACCGCCAATTATCATATTGATAAGGTCAATGATAAACCCTACCCCTCGCGGATGGTTCTGGAGATCCGGAAGCAGTCACAGCCGACCGACGCCTTTGATGATATCAGCATCGGACATGAAGTGACCTTTGTCTCTTCCAGCGGCGAGGCGCAACGGATGGTGCTGGTGAGTGATACTGATGATGAGCTGGTGTTCAGCTCCCGGGGCTGATGCCGGCTTATACCGCTAAACGGAGGTTGCAGTCGCTGTATCCGCCAGATGGCAGGCACAAAAAAACCGCCCTTGGGCGGTTACGACATTACTGCATATTGCTTTTATTTTATTAGATTTTCTTCGGCAGAAATATGGTGCCCGGGGCGGGACTTGAACCCGCACAGCCTTACAGCCGAGGGATTTTAAATCAGGCGCTTTAACCAGTTAAATCAATCAATTAATCTAGATTTTCATAACATAGCCCCAAAATCCGCCTCAATATTTTTCAATAACTTAGAGGCGGTAATGGGGCAATATTATGAAGAAATTTGTTCAGATTATCGGCCTGCAAGGCTCATATACAGACGTTATCTCAGCCGTCACTTTTCCCAGCACAATAATCCCTTCCAGCCCCTCCCCGTCGATTGTTTCTCCGTCTGAGGTGATAATCCCTGCTCTGAACAATCTTCCCAATTGCGAATAGTCTCCGAGCTGGAATGCTACTTTATCGCCTATCTGCCCTTGGGCTGTTCTGTCAACAATAGCGAACCCGGCCGGAGTCTCAATCATAAGCATGTGAGTCGGGTGAGGCATCAGGATTTTGTTCAGATCAATTCGGTGTTCTGTGTAGTCCTGGGCCGGTGATGGAAATCCCATATCAGATACCCCCGTTCGGGTTGAACTGACGGTAGGTCTTAGCCTCACCCTCCTGCGTTGATGCATCGCGGAACGTCACCGTATTTGTCTTTATCCACTGGTTAGCCTCCCGCAGGCTGAAATGCCAGTTAAGCAACTCCAGCTGATGGACAAACTCCTGAGTAGTTACAATAACGCCTTGCCCCGGCTCTCGCCTCATGGCGTTCATAAATGCATGTTTGATTTCATAGTCACGCGGCATTATTAATCCTCCTCCGATAAATACTGTATGGATAAACAGTAATATCAATCAGTGAATCTGATCAAGCCGAAGCTCTTGGCAAAATTGTAAAGCCTTTGATAGAAAACAAGTTTTGTAAAAAATTAACTCATTAGTCATAAAGAGATGACGCTTGCTACCCCTCAAGCAGCACATAAGCCTCAACTGCGTAGCATTTATGGCTTATGAATATCGAGTAAAGGTGAGCTTGGGACTGCCGATAATGCTCTATGTTCGGCAGAATGCACCTTTGGCACAATCTCATTCATTAGGGCATCGCTTAGGGTAATCATCGTCTTATTTGTTTGGTCATTACGATGGTATTACTTGCGGATATGACGTGGACTGCATAAAATGTTAGCAGTTTGGTAACTGACAGATAAGGATGCTTGGGTCTTAGATTCACGCTAAAGCAAAAGCTTTGGTCAGATTTTCTGAGATTTGGAGGTCACATGTTTAAATTTGATATGCTCTTAGAGCAAAACTACGCTTCTTTCTATGATGAAGAAAGCGGCAAAGCTGTCTTCGTTGATTCATTCGATAATGAAGAGTTTGACGTACGCGTAGGAACCCTGCGCAAGAGTAAGTACGTAACTACGGTTCATGCATGCAATGACGAAGAGTTGAACCAAAAATTAAATGAGGCGACAGCTCGCTATCTATGACTATCACAGAGCAACAAATCATAGATTTGGAGGGTGAAATCAATGACATTTTGCAGGAGGATGCTGCAAAAATTCACTTCTCTTTTCACGCCGCATACGAAAGGCTCAACGACGCCAGAAACAATCCGGCAATAGCCCTCGTTGAGCTTGAGGATGTTTTCAGAGCCTTCTTTGACAAGTACCTGAAGACAATCCTTGGTTATAAAGAAGGCACAACTTTTACCATCAAGTGCAATAAAAGCAATCTTCACTTTCCTTGTGCAATAGTACATGAACTGGATTACGGGAAAACCATTGTTATACAGAATGTTATTACCGTTATGAGGAAGCCCGGGTTCAAGTCGAAGGACCCAATTACACTTGATGTAAATTAAGCCCGCTAAAGCGGGCTTTTTGTCTACCGCATAGCGCTGGTTTCAGTAGTATTCCCTGAAAAAATCACCCCGTAGCCTGCTCAGACAGAAGCGGATGAGTAATTTCCGGGTCAGAGCTTCTTTATGTGTCAGGGCTCTTCGGCCACGCGATATCATGAGCCTTAGAAGTATCTACACGCTTCAGCATTACCCTATAGGTTTTCCACTCCTTAAGCGCCTTGGTTTCTTCATCCGTGGCAATACCAAGATCGTCAGCATCCTGAAGAGGGCCTATTTGTACGGTAGCCTCTGCAATCATTCTTGCTTTTTGGCTTCCTGCCATGGTGATCAACTCCTCTTCAGTAGGTGCAGGAAAATCTACCAGAACTGGATTGCCATCTTTGTCAGATGAAATCAGCTTGCCCTCACTTTGTCCATTCAGTAGGGCAATCCATTTTTCATCGGTGATTTCTACGGCATCTTTCGGAATGTCAGTGCCGTTGATTTCGGGAGAGTAGAAACCGTTAGTTGATGCTGCAAAGTATTTAGTCATATCACCATCCAATCGCGATAAATCGGGCCGAGGTTGTGCCGGCACCATCTGTGCCCCGAGGCTGAACAATCAGCGTGGTTTTACTTGTTGAGCCTGCAGCTTCTGAATATAAAGTGATACCTGATGTTGCACCGGAGGTTTTATCTGCCAGAACGGCGCACGCCTGAAATACACCATTAGGAAAAGCCATTGGGTATGTACCTGCTAGCTGACCGACACCTCCAGTTATTGTTCCCCACTGAATGATTACCCCGCCTGGCATTTTCTGATATCCGGCTGCAGACAACTTATTTCCAAACAGAGAACTGACTGGGAAAATTGCTTTCAGCGCTTTCAGCAACTGACCGCGATCACCTTTAGCCAGTGCAATGCCGCCTCCCTCAATGACGCCGCAAATTTCTTCCTGCAGCGAGTCGAAAAAATCCTGGTCAAGCGCTGTAGGTAGCTCGCCAGTCTGTGGGTTACCGCCAGTAAAGCCATTTTTCCCCGCGCCAAATTTATCCTTTTGCGCTGTAGGTGTGTCAATGCGATGCATGTTTACTCCGGATATCTGAAAATAACGTAAGTGTGAGATGGTGCCAGTTTCTCCAGCACACATTCAGCAGTGGTGTCGCCCCAGGTGCGCAAGCTGTCGGTGCAGTTACTGATCGTGGTCATTGAAGAAACGTTCGTCGATGCTGGCATGTTGACCTGCCAGTAATAGCGCCACTCATCGCTGTAGAGTAAATCAGTGCAATCAGAGAGGCAGTTAAACTGGCTCTTCTTATAGCGAGTGATCGTCACACCCGTATAGCCCAGCGCTGCAAGCTGACCGAGATAAAAGGACTCGTTAATTCCTCCTGGTAAATTAAGCTTCGCATCCAGCCTCTGGCGACGCTGCTGAAGAGTCTGAACTCCGGCAGGTGCGCAACTGTCAGGCAGTCCACTTATCGACTCGTATCGGTCAATGAGCTCTGTGACTGATCGCGGATCGGTTTCAAGCATCAGTGCATCTGCCCGGCCGTGAGCTTCTGAAAGCGATGATGCAAAACCCGTCAGCAGCAGGTCATCACTATCCCATGCCGGACCGCGAGGAAGTAACGCACCAAGCATCTGCCTGTACTGCGCCGTTAAGTCCATGAGATGATCCCCACTACGCCAACCTCACCTTTTAATATTGCGATGTCGGATGATGGGCTGACTAGCGTATGGCTGTATTCACCTGTCGCTATGCTGATTGCCTCACTGATTCTTGAAGGTTTAATCAGTCCGCCAGGCGTGCCGTCCCGAAGCATCATTGATCTCAGTTCAGCCTCAACGGCATACCGCACTTCCGGATTGTCAGGGTTTAAGCGAATCTGAAAATTAATCACGTGAGGTGCCGGAGCGAAAACATAGATGTCTGCCCCCGCCACTGGTGCGCGTGGCTCAATATACGCCTGCACAGCTGCTACAGTTGCAGTATCTGGTATTGGGTTAAACAGATCGCTGTTCGCAACCATAACCCCTACTGTTCCCCGTCCGCTCCAGTGGCGGTAAGTCCATGCGCGGGTTACGCCTGCCACTTCCTTAGCCCACACCTCGTAATCCCCGTCAGCGCCGCCCTGCGGCGTCCAGTACCACCGCTCAATTACCCGCGCCCGCCATACCTCAAGTTCTTCAATATCTGCGCCGCCCTGAATGCTGTCTGCCACGCCTGCAGATGTCAGGCCGGTAATCGGGCTGACAAGTCGCAGGGTCAGACCGTCATCTGTGTTGCCAACTTTACCCGCCGTATCACAGATCACAGGGACTCGCAGAACGCCGCCAGCCGAAGTGGCCGCAGCAGTTGTGGTGTAGGACGTCAGATCATCTCGCTGAATTGTCACACCAGCCGGAATCGGGATGCCGTCTGTCGTTACGTTCCAGCGGGCAAAGCCTGATGCAAATGTGGCCGCCTTACGCGGGCATCGCTTCATGTTTGCGTGACGCGTCAGCCAGTCTTCATCTGCCTGATCAGGCAGAAGGTTACGGGCCAGATAATCAATGTAGCCGTACACGGTATGCACCGCGGCGGCCTGAACGCGCCCGTATACTTCAGCGTCTGTTCGCCTCAGTGCCGCCAGAGTCGAGTCAGCTTCCAGCCGGGTGAGAATGTCGTTGCGGATTGTTGTGATTAACTGAGGGAGTGTCGGGCGGATAAATCCACTGTCAGCCATTAAGTTCACTCCATAAATCATCAAAAGAAAATGCCGTTCGGTTGCCGTCTTTCTGGCTTATAACCACTGAGGCACTTAGCGTATTAATTCCGGTTCGCTCAGCCTGAACATCCACGCGAACCGCCACGCCATCATCCACCAGCCACTGAAGCGCCTGGCTGATATATTCGCGGGCTTTGAGCGGCGTTTTATTGGTGAGAGTTGTGCGACTGAGAAGGTAAAGACGGGAGCCAATGCGGTCATTCTGAACGGTTGGGAAGCTGTCACCCCACCAGCCATTATCCTGCTCCGGGCTGTCGTCAGGCTCAGCCTTTCGCCAGGAGAACAGGGAGATAATCACCGCGCGTGTCAGGGGATCGGGCGGCCACGTCACGTCACGCTGGACGCCATTAATGACAATAATCATGAAACCACCATTTTCTGCGTTGGCGCGTCAGTGGTACCGCCGCCGGAGCCGTTCTCTTTATGGTTGTGCCCGTTATAGAAGACGCGCATTGCTGACATGGTCAGCCCTGAAGAGTCGCACTTATCTTTAATCTCGCCTGTCGATTCAATGTCCATTTCGAACCGGGCTTTAGGCGCATTTATAAAGGTGATCGTCTTGCCCGCGCCATCAACGACAATTCCGGATCGCGTCAGCGTGACCGACTGTCCCTGATCGTCATAAACAGCCACCTCACCGGAAGTCAGCCCCTTGATGCGGTAACGCCGGTCAGAAACCACCAGCACAACACCGTGTGAGCGGTCACCGTCAAAGTAAGCGGCCACGGCCTCAGCGCCGGTGAGAGGTGCGGCGGTAAACCCATATGGCTCCATATGCTCGATGTCGCTTTTTCCCTCACCGCCTGCCATTTCAACCTGCAGCATCTGACACTTTGTTGCCGTGTTAAGTCCGCGAACGACCGCGCGAGCCAGCAGGTTTGACAGAGCACGGCCCATACCTGAAATCGGGTTAGCCATCAGAAATCATCCTCTTCTTTCTTTTTCTTACGCTTACCGGGCTTGGCCGGTTCGGGAAGGTAGGCATCCGGCGGCCCGACCCGGATTTCTGTAACGGTTCCGTTTTCATCCTGCTGATAGGTCACCTCAGCGATAACCATCTGGCGATTGTTAAAACCAAGGATGGGATCGAAGACAATAACCTGCAGGTTAGGCAGCCAGAGTGAGCCATCACCCTGTCGCCAACCCTGCACGGTGTAGGTCACCTCATCGGTACGCGCTGCACGCTGGCGCATCTCAAACTCTGCGCGTGCGCTGCAGGTTGCGGTGGTGGCGTTGCCGGTCTGGCGGATAATCATCGGGCGGTAACGCTTCAGGCCGCCATCAATAGTTTTTGAACGAATAGCCGTAGTTGTGGCCTCGCCAAAGTCGTCGTCGTTACCCTTGCGCTGACCGGACACCTGATAGTCGCTGAACCGGTCCCGGATGCTCTTTTCCGTGTCGCAGGAAAGAATGTTTTCACCCAGCACCAGCGCGGTGTGAGCCTGCTGACTGCCGATTCCCCCGATAACCAGATTGCCCTGCGCATTGTCATACGCCAGCGCCTGCTGCAGTCCGAGCATTTTATTCAGTACGTCCATGACAGTTTCGCCCTGGTCGGCCTGAATGCCCTGAAGCGCACCGGACGCACCTCCCGCATCCACCACCTTGATGCTGAACGGCTTTGCCAGCTCAGCGGCCACCTGCGCCAGCGAACGACCGACATACTGTGAAGGCGTGGCAGAGCAGTCGATAAGGTCAGCGGTTTTACTGCGCCCTGAAATCCCGGTGCTGATGCTGCGTGCGTCGTACCGGACCGGCGTTGCATCAACGTAGCCGGTCAGCACCTTATCGGTGCCTATCAGTACCTCAACCAGATCACCGTTTTTAATGCGGGTACTGCGCACAGCCTGTTCGGTATCACCGGGCCAGCTGCGGGTAATTTCTACGGTAAAATCGCGGGCGATACGCTCAATTCCTGCGGCGATCCTGACCGAAGTCCAGCCTCCCCACTCCTGACCATTCACCCGTAAAATAACTGTGTTGTTCATCGTACCGGCACTCTCAGTGACTGAACCGGCACGAAGCCGGGATGGCGGATGCCGTTACGCGCTGTAATATCACCAGCGCGGGAGGCTGAGTCGTACCAATCGGCGGCCAGCACCAGCGCGGGCGTAACCTGTGAGGGTGTGCGCTCCGTCATGCGCTCGACCTGCTCAAGGCGTGCAGAGATATCGCGATTAACATCTGTTCGCACGGTGACCAGCGCCTGGTAAAGGCCGTCATCTGAAACGCGCTCCATCTCAAGGTCAATGGCCTCATTGAGACTGTCACGCACCTGCGCGAGATCATCCCAGGAAATGACGGTGCTGTTATCAAGAGAGGTGGTTACGCCGGAAGATGCGGAAACGGTAGCAGTCGCTGTGGTATCAGTATCTGAAGCCGCACTGCCTGAATCAGTCCGTATGTTGCTGACGGCAGGATGCGATACCGCGACTGGCTGCTGCGGGTCCTGCTGGCGCGTGACAGTCCGGTTTGCAGGCTGTGGCAGACTGGTGACCGTTGCTGCCGCCTCGCTGATGGCCGTGGTGCGAACCGCCTGCGCAACGTAATTGCGCTGCGTGGTCTGTGCCTGTGCTGTCTTACTGTCGGTTTTCCAGACGCCGCGCGGGGCCAAACCCGAATCAACCGTGACACCGGTCAGCCCCTTAATCATCGACATCAGGTCAGAAGTGTTACCCGTCAGCCGTGTTCCGGCGCGCCACATGGTCTGCAACCGGTTAACAAAGCTCATGCCACTCGACGGAGGGCTGAGCAGCACCGATAAATCGCCCTGCATCAGACGTGATGCGGCGCTGATACCAGAATCAACATACTGAAAGGCGCTGGTTACGGTACTGAACATGCCTGTCGCCTCATCCAGCACGCCGTCCTGCAGGAAGTCCGGCAGGCCATCCATACCAAAGGCACCGAACGCCGATGAAATTGCATCGTCCAGGAATGAAACTGACGATGTGAGTTTCTGTCCGGTTGCCAGTCCAGCGGTGGGAAACGATAATTCACCGGACTCAACGAAGCTGAAGCTGACGCGGCACATACGCCCTTCGCTCTGTGAATGGCTGACGCGAACGGCATCATCTACTATCACGGTCATCTCGCCGTAATAAGGATGAACTAGCGTGCATGATCCCGGCTTTTCAATGGCTTCAATCAGCCGGTTACGCTGCTCAAAGAAATCATCGCCAATCAGATAAGCCTGAACGCTGAAGCGGCGCGTCGCGCGGCCCAAATCTTCCGCCCACGGTTTGTCGCGATTGGGGTACTCATGCACCTGCACGCGACGCCCAAAGGTTGCCTCATCGCTGTCCACCTTAAACGCGATGCCCCGCAGTGAGGCATCCTGCAGATTATCTTTCCAGCTCATGACTTTCTCCGGGCGTAAAAAAACCCGCCGGAGCGGGTTGCTTTTAAAATAAGCTTTGGTTATTTGGGTTCTGAAGCGGTGCACTCAACTTCATGAATGCCGCTTTTAGCATTTGAACTAACGCCAGCTTTTACTTTGCCATTTTTCATAACGGTGATAAAAAACTGGCCGCCAGGCATGGTAAGCCCGAAATTAACTCCACTAACCTCTTTTGAATCCCAATCGTCATTTGGATGTTCAAATGTAAGCCAACTCAGGTCAGCATTTTTCGGTGAACCGCTTTCAAATAAATACGTCCCAACGCTCTCGCCGATCGTATAAGACGGCTTGGTTACAATAAGCCTGCCGCTCGCGGAAGGAGCTAAGCAAGACAGATCTAGTGATAATGAAACTGGCTCATTGCTATCCACCGATGATTTGACTTCATTAACGAAACTTGTCGTTAATTTGTTATCTTTCGCAAACGCAGAGGTTGTTAGAGCTGATAAAACCAGAGCTATAGCTAATTTTTTCATGCTTGTCGCCAATAAATAGTTATATATGTCAGGATTTATACCACACCATTATACAGCGGAATTAATTGTTACCGCTAAAACGATTATACCCAACATCATAACTAAGCCATGGAGTCGCGCTCCCTGCTGGAGTTGCAACGCGCATGCCAGGCGGCGCATTCTCAAAGTTAACCTTCAACTCGCCCGCTTGCGGGCGGCCTGCAGAAGATGGCCGTTCCAGTCCCACCTTTGGATCATAACGCCCTTCAGGTATTGGGTTGTCCATTCCCAGAATTTCACGCAGCCTCGGGAAAAAGCCGTTATATCCCCGCTCCCGCTCCTGTGACTGCATGCGGTTAACCAGAAACTCACCCTTACTTACACCCTGCGCATTTGCCTGCTTGTCTAAATCCTGCAACTGCTTAAGAAGTGAGATTGCTATGCCAATCGTGATGGTCATTGCGCCAAACCGGCTGATTGAGCCCAGCAAGCCAGAAAGCGAACTCGCAAGAGTTACGGCCTGCTGAAGTGAACCAATCGTTTTAAGGGCGAAAGAACCGGCCATTACCGCGCCGATGCCCTCAATAACGGTCTGCCAGCCCCCCATTTCCTGAGCAACATTATCTATCTCAGTCCAGACCTGCTTAACAATTGGCCCAACCTGATCCCAGTTGTTTATTATCAATAAGGCACCGGCAGCAAGCGCAGCGATAGCCAGTTTGGCGGGCGACAGATTCATTACGAAATTTAGTACTTTGAATGCCTGTGAGACAGAGCCTACTGCTGCACCTACAGCAATCAGTGAGATAGCAAATTTCGCAACCGATCTGACCAACTCTGGGTTATCCCTGACAAACTTTTCTGTCTGCTTTAAATAAGGCATCAGCTCAACTACAGCCTGCTTTAGCTGTGGCGTAAGTGCATCGCCAAGCGCAAGGCTCACCGCTGTTATGCCATTCTGCATCAGCGTGAGTTTGTTTTCGGTAGTGTCTGCGCGGGAGTCATACTCCTTTTGCATTGAGCCAGCATACTGCTGTGCATCAGCAACCTTTCCGAAGTTTTTGCGAAGCAGGTCGAGATTGTTAAGAAGCGGTGCAATAGCCTTTATCGACTCTCTCCCGAACAGCCATTCGAGTGCTTTTGATTTGCTTTCTTCAGGAAGATTTTTAATCCCTTCCAGCACCTTAAGCATGGTCGCTTTTGAGTCCTTCACCATGCCACTGGCAAGAGACTTAGGTGTCATCCCGATTTTTTTCAGGACCTTTTTTGCATTACCGGTATTGGCATTGGAAAGCGAAAGCATGAAGTTCTGAATACCGGTACTGGCTACTTCAGACTGGACACCCATCCCTGCGATGGTTGCACCAAGCGCGGCAAGATTGCCCGTTGAAACGTGGTTGACCGCCGCGAGCGAGCCCACGCTGGTGACTATTTCAGAGATTTTGGCTGCGCTGGCAGGACCGGTATTGCCGAGATAGTTCACCTTGTCCGCCAGTCCGACAACATCTTTCTGCGTCATTTTGAAAGCGGTACGCCATGTCGCCATCATCTGACCGGACTCTTCCGCAGTCTGATCAAACGCAATGCCCATTTTTGCCGCATCTTCTGCAAACCTGACAAGTTCACCTCGGGCGATGCCAGCCTGACCTGCTGCGGCAACAATCTGACCGATACCGTCTGCCGTGATCGGCAGTTTTGTTGACAGGTCAATAACGTCCTGGCTCATTTTTCTGAAAGTGTCAGCGTTATCAAGACCGTCAACGACCTTGCGGATATCAGCCATTGTTGATTCGAATTTAATGGCCTGATTTACAGGGATAGCCAGCGCACCCAGGATGGATGCGCCGATAGCAGTTGCTCCAACGGCCAGCGATGAGAATTCCTTCTGAAACCCCTTCAGCTGGCGCTGCATCCCTTTCATCGGGCCGGTGAGTTGGTCAACGGCTGTGATTATGGCCTTTAACTGGAAGCTGTCAGCCATTCTTTATTTCCTCGCTTATGCGCACTGCTTCTTCCTCAAGCTCCAGAAAATCGGAAAGAGCTGACCGCTTCAGTTCAAGAGGGTTTATTCGCCAGAAGTGAGCGACGTTGTAACATCGCTGCCGGAGATTTCTCCCGCTCCCGAGCCGGTAAAAAAACCCAGAATCGTCATTGAGGCTTTGAAAATATCAATCTTCGCCATCTGGCTGGCAGAAGAGCGGGGAATACCGGCCAGCACAGGAATGTACCGAAGCGACACAGAACTATCGATTTTGATATTGCCTTCGCTGCCGATGGTGAAGGGAAAGCCGATCTGTTCAATCTCATCAAAAGATGGCTCACGAAGTTCCAGCACATGAAGTGTTTCACCATGTGCCATAATGGGTTTTGAAAGCTGAAGTTCACTCACTGGTAAAATCCTTCTGAGCCGTGGAATTCGAGGTCTACCGTACCCTCTTCCGCATTGTGGTTAGCTTCACCGAACTGGAACGCTTCGGACAGCACGTAAACCATGCCGTTAGCCAGTTCGGCGGTGATGGTCATCTGATCCGAATCCATCAGCTTGGTGACCGGAAACGCCTTCGGCACCTTAAAGGTGCCTTTGACGTACGGTGCGCGGTGCGTCTCTTTGTAATCCACGTCACCGGCCAGGCCGATCACGTCATCACGCACTTTGGTGTTCATCGGCACCTCAATGCCGCCGGTCAGTGACAGCTGCTGGCCGTCCACCTTGACGTATGCTGTACCCGCAATTTTTGCCATTACGCGGTCTCCTCGCTGTATTGCAGACGGAACTGATTAAGCAGCGCAAAGACGCGCAGCTGGTTGACGTAATCCGGCGGGAACAGGACGTCCACACGGGTCGGGTCACTGACGTTGCGATCTACCACAAGATGCTGCTTGAAGAGATCGAAGTTCTCCACGATCCCCGCCCGCTCCATCGTGCGATAGCTGGCGCACATCTCACCCTTCAGCACTGCAGGCGTCACTATGGCCTGACCCGGACCAAAGCGAGTACCGTCATTCGCGAGCTTATGGCGTGGGTACTTACTGGTGATGATACTTTTCAGCTGGCGGATAACGTAGGCGCTGGTATGCAGCGTCTCGCTGTCCAGGTAGCTGTTATCCGCTACGCCGTAGGCGTTTTTCTGATAGGTAGTGATATCGCGCTGAATGCGCAGCACACCGCTTTCAGCGTAGGCAGTAGCAATACCGTGCTTCAGCAGTGACTGTTGCTCGGTCAGGGTAAAGCGGCTGCCTGCCGGTGCCGGTAATGCGCCGGTAAGCTCACCGGTTTGAGTCGGGCGGGCCGGGTCAACGCGGATAAACACGGCATTACGGGCGGTGCGCAGTGCGACCAGCTCATCGGCAGCAGTCTGAACAGCAGGCTCATAACCGGCTACGGTAATATGCTGGTTGTTCATAGTGTCGCCAAAGGCAACCAGATCGGAGAGCGTGCCGATCTTCGCCGTGTAAACGTGACCGTAAAGCTGACGTGCATAGCCCCAGCGACCGGAAGAATCGTTCATTTCCAGCGCCAGTGTTGCCAGCGAGGCGGAATCACTGAACGGCGTGCCGATGAAGTCAAATAGCTCGTCGCCCATCGCGGCCACGGTTGCAGCCAGTGACGGTGAACCCGTACCGCCCGCCATGGCGTCAATCACAACGTTAACGCCGTCAGGTGTGGTTTCGCTGCCCACGGTGCCGTAGTAGTTCAGCGCCAGCGGAATACTGTTGCCAGAGAGCCCCTTATGTCGGGCAGTGAGCGTGACAACGCCAGCAGCTGCAGCAGCAGTCACCGGCAGGTCCGCATTAGCGTTAACGGCAGCGGCCAGCGTCGCGGCCACGGCTGCCGGTGCATCACCGGTCACTACTGCAGCCTGAACACGTACCGCACCGATATACAGGCTGAGCGAACCTGACGCCTGCGCATTGCCGGTCAGCGTCACGGTGCCTTTGGCGGTTTCGCCTTCCGGCTCGGTCACCGCGATAACCCAGAGTTCACCGAACGGATCGACAGCACGATAACGCGCTACCATACGGGCCAGCTGGCTGCCACGCCCTGCAACCTTACCCGCCAGCGCGGCAGATGGCATGATGGTGAGTTTGTTTTTAGCGATGGTGCTGTCAGATGAGGCGAGGCCAATCAGCAGCGACGGGCCACTGCTCTGCGTGGTATTCGCTTCGCTGTTGTCCATCTCCGCCCAGAACAACGGCACGCGAAGGTCTGACGGAATAGTGGGGAACGAGACTGACATTATTCACCGCCCTTTTTCTTGGCGTCAGCTGCGGGCTTTTCTTCTTCCGCACTGACTTCTTCGACATCACCATCCGCTATGCGGCGGTGCCAGTAGCTGCTCTCTTCGACGTTCCGGCCTTCTGATGGCAGCAGATCGTCCCGGACAGGGTCAGGAACTGACCGCCCGCGCTTGGGTCTGAGTTGCATGATTTACTCGCTGAGGTTGATTATGGTGTGGTGTTCGATAGTGCCGTCAGGGCCATTACCCGGATCGATGTAGTCAATTTTGATATCGACCGTTTTCAGTTCATCCAGGGCATCAAGATCATCCTGCTGGCGCGTGTCCTCTTCAGTGATTTCCCGCGTCAGCATGAATTCAAACTGGTAGTAGAGTCGGCCCCGGTCCATATCCAGAAGCTGTCCGCCGGAATACGCCACCGGGCCTGCATCTGAATCAGGTTCCCAGCCCAGCAGCGCCTTCCAGATTTGTTGCCGGACATCATGCACGGCGTCATAACCGGCTGCCTGACCGCGCTCGTCGCGCGTATTGTCCAGCACCACGACTACCGCAAATCCTTCGGTCACATTCTGCCAGTAGTCAGTGAGAGACTTCTGCTCTGCAGTGACGTCTTCTGTCGGCACGACATACGCCGCCGGCAGACGCATCTTTCCGGTTTCGGGGATAGACTTGAATTCAGCCGCCCCGGCTACGTTACCCACGAACATCGGACATCGTGCCCGGAGAGCGGCGATCACCAGTGATAGCTTCATTTCTTTTTCCTTTCAGGACGAAGGGAGGTGCGTAGCGCACGGGTCAGCACATAACGTGTCCACGTTTTGCGCGCCTCCAGCACTTCGGTCATGTAGTTTTTGCGTGGCGCAACAAGCCAGCCATTGCCACCGGACTTGCCCTTGTGGTGACTCTTTTTGCGCTTAGACCCACGCTTGATGCCGTAGAACAGAAACGCGGGGTAAAAGTCACCCTCAATGAGGCGGTTGCCCTCGCCCCGCTTCTGGTTTGGCGCGATGCGCACCATCAGACCCGGACGGCTTTTTGATGCGCGGGGAACGTAATAGCCGATGGACCGCGCCAGCCTGCCGGTTCTGAATCCCGGATACTCGCCCGGAGCAGACCGGCCACGACGCATAACCAGACGCCGGGCATCACGCATATGCACCTGACCAATCTGAATGAAGGCGCGGCGCATTTTTGCCCGGTTAAAAACGAGGTCTTTTGGCTGCTGAAAATCAACGTGCAGAAGTGGCTTAGCCATACATCTCTCCTTCACGCTCAACCGCGCCCAACTCCTCGCACTCCAGCAGCAGATAGCGACCAGCAGAGTTGAGGTCGCGCAGGCGCTTAACGCGATACACGTAGCCGCTGTAAACAACCTCAAAATCGGAAGTGATGCCCCGGCGGTAACGGATGGTCATGTAGTGGGTTATGGTGTCGTCAGCCTGAACGGATTCATGATAGGTGGTAGCACCTACCTGCCGGACCTTCGCCCAGACGTCCTTTTCATTCTGATAGACCGGCTCGGTACCGTAATCGGCCGCAGCCTGGTCGATTCGCTGGCGAAGATGGATGCGCTTATTCAGCTCACCGGGATCGGGCAGCGTGAATACTGCGCTGGTATTTGATGAGCGTCGCTGCATGCTAATACCCCGATACCGGCAGACGCCGTGAATAGAGCAGGAACTCAAACGCCTGCGGCGTCTCCGTCATTTCCAGCTCTGACACTGAACTGCGGTGCTCATACCAGTGACTGACCAGCATCAGCAGTGCAAGCCGGATATCTTCGGTGATGACTATGCCGTCCGTATCAAGAGGCGCAACATCTGCCACCGTTTTATACAGATTGCGATTGAGGTAAGTCACCGCCTTTGCCTCGGCTGCCAGCGCAAAAAGCTCAAGCAGCCGATCCTCTTCCGTGAAGTCGCTATCAAGACGGCACTGCTGTTTAATTTCTTCGAGCGTCAGCAGCATGGTGTTCAGCCTTTTTTGTTTTTACCTTTTGCTGGCTCTGGCTCTGGCTCTGGCTCTGGCTCTGGCTCTGGCTCTGGCTCTGGCTCTGGCTCTGGCTCTGGCTCTGGCTCTGGCTCTGGCTCTGGCTCTGGCTCTGGCAGAGCAGCAGTACCGTCTTCAACCAGCTCTGCATAGCCTTTTTTAATCAACTCGCGGCCATGCTGCTCGTCGGTCTCAATGGTATTGCCTTCGGACACGACCGTGCCGCCGAAGTAATTCGGTTTAATCAAAAGCAGTTTCATAAGTAACTCCCGGAAAGGCGGCCCGGAGGCCGCCGTTGCTGTTACGCAGCTGCAGCAGGTGCGGTGAAGGAACCGTAAACGAACGCTTCAGGACGCTTAACGGCCAGCGCCAGACGCTCTTCACAACGGATTGAGATCATGTTTTTCTCAAAGTCGTCGGCGTTTTCAGTGGAGATAACCACGTTGGCATCTTCACGGTCGAAAATCTGCGCACCGGCATTGAATGCGCCGGTCAGGAATTTACCCTGGAAGGCAGCCGCTTCGGTCGCGACAACCGGCAGACCCCACAGGGTAGGACCAGTCAGCGCAGCCGGGTTCGCCAGAATGTAACGACCCAGCGAGTCCTTAGTCAGCTCGATCTTCGCCCAATCAATGAAGTGCAGAACATGGCCAGACGCCGGGAAGCGCGCCAGTTGCGCCTGCAGCATAGCCAGTCGCAGATCATCAATACCACTTTGATTCGCCACGCTGAAGGCAGCTGCGTATGCAGATGCCTGCGGAACGATACCGTTCAGGTGCGTGCCGGTGCCGTCGCCGAACAGAATCTCCTGCTCTTCAACGTACTTCAGGCCGTAGCGCAGTTCGGCGTCAATTGTCGATTGCAGCTGCGGCATGTCATCAAGAATCTGCTTAGCGGCCTTGAACAGATGCGCGATGGTACGAACCGGCGTGATTTTTTCCGCAAAGGTGATGCCGCTGTAAGGTTTGGTGGTGTTCTCAGCTACGGTCGCCGCATTGTTGGTGAAGCCAGTCTGTTGAACCCAGTAGATGGTATTGGACTCAGTGCGCCCTGGTGCAATCAGGTCGCGGATAAACAGTCGCTGTTTTGGCTGCTGATCGATACCTGGCAGGCGGTCAGGTGCAACGATCTGGCCCGGCACGTTGACCGACAGCAACGCAGCCTTAACCGGAATGCTCAAGCGCTTATTGCCTTCGATGCTGGCTGAAAAAGCTTTCAGCGCTTCGGAGGAAACAACCTGGCCGCCAACGGTTTCGATAACGTTTTTCGCATTAGCCAGCGGCATTTGAGCAACGTGCTGCTCCAGATCACCCAGCGCAGCCTTCAGCGTTTTTTCTGCTTCACGCATGGCGTTAAGCTCACTCGCCATTTTATCCACTGCCGCTTTTGTTTCCGCTGACAGTGAGCCTGATTTTTTCGCCTCGGTCAGCGCTTCTTCAGCCTTCGCGTTAAACTTGCTGCTGGCTTCGTTGATGCTGGCAGTAACCTGCTTCAGAACTTCATTTACTTCAGACATTGTTAATCCTTATTTGCCGAACGCGGCCAGCGCGTTTTTAAGTTGTGCAATATTTTCGGGGTTGATTTCTTCGGTAGCGCCCGGCATACCTTCAGGGATGGCAGCAGCGCCTGGCTTGCCGCCGGTTAATGCTTTAAGAAGTTTTCGACGCTCGGAGCGTGGTGCGTCGGTTTTTGCCAGCATCGCGTCAAGCTTGCGCAGCGCAGCTGCAGGGCTGTCGTCGCCATCAGAAATCTCATCTGCTGCCAATAGGCGATCTGCAAAACCTTTTTCAACCGCATCGCTGCCGCCGATGTAGGTTTCGGCATCCATCATCGCGTCGATGGTGACCGCATCCAGACCGGTTCGTGCGCCATAGATATCGTTCATCGCCTTATCAAAAGGCACCATGTCCGCCGCTATCTGCTGCAGGTCGTGACGGTTGCCCATCGCGTAGACCCAGCAGTTATGAATCATCAGAAAGGCACCGCGACCAATCTGCACCTCATCACCGGCCATCGCGATAATCGACGCAGCAGAGGCAGCGAGGCCCAGCACCTTGACGGTGACTTTCCCTTCGTACTCACGCAGCAGGTTGTAAATCGCCAGGCCTTCAAACATGTCGCCGCCCGGCGAATTGATATTCACGGTAACGTCAGCACCGCCGATTGAGCGGAGCGCGGCAGCAATACGGCTGGCGGTGACGCCGTCGCCGTACCAGTCAGCGCCAATGACGTCGAACACAGAAATGCTGTTGTCATCACTCTTTGCGGCCTTGATGCCGCCGTTCCAGCGATCCATTGCAGAAGACGGCAGATCGCGATTTTCGCGCGCAAAAGGCCGCCCCTCCGGCGCTGCCGGAAGACTTTTTACTGTCATTGGGGATGCTCCTAAGCCGCCTGTTTAAGCGGTGATTGTTCGAAAGGAATGTCCGGGAAAACGGCGTTGTGAACTTCTCGCAACATTGTGGCCCTTGCGGCGGTGCTGTTTTTGCGTAAGTCTTCAAGCGGTGTCAGGTTAAGCTGAACGGTGTAGATATCACCGCCTTCAATTGGTGGCAGGTTTTCCAGGCGGCGCACGTCATTGCGTGACATCCAGCCGTTCTGCAGCGCGGTGGTGTAATAAGCGGAGCGTCCGGCACTGTCGGCACGCAGCAGACCTTCAACAGAGAACTCAGCGAATAAGTCTTCATCACCATTCAGCAGACAGCGTGATATCTCCTGTTCAATGTTCACCAGCATCGGGCGCAGCGTATTAGTCAGGAACAGCAGGTTCATGCCTTCAACGCTCGACGCCCAGCTACTCTGCTTGTCAACGTGACCAACCATAAAGGGCGGCACGCGGAACCAGCGGCAGATTTCCTCAATGCTGAATGATCGTGACTCCAGCATCTGAGCATCTTCAGGGTTAAGGGTGATGCCCTGATAGGACATATCACCCTCAAGTACCATCACCTTGCCCGCATTTTTTGATCCAACGAACCGGTTAAGGTTTTCGCGGTTTTTCTGTCGCTGCTCTTTTGTCAGCAGATTCTTTGAAAGAAAGAAGCCTGACGTCTGAATCCCGTTTTCAAAAATTTTTGCGGCTGACTCTTCGACCGCCATCGCTGCGCCAAACACGTCACGCCCGGTACGCATCGGCATCATTCCGCATACGCCATCCAGACCAAAGCCCCGGATGTGCATCATGTTTTTAACCGGGATGATGCGCGGCACGCCCTTCTCTGTGTAGGTGTACTGCAGTTCGCCGCTGTCCAGTCGCTCCACCTTCATGCACTGAGGAAGAAGCGGAACCAGTGAGACCAGCTTGGTGCCGATCATCTTTTTCTCAACGTAGGCATTACCACGCAGGCAGATGCTGGCAACCACCATCAGCATGAAGCGCGACGGCGTCATTTCGCTATTCGGACGGCGGCACAGTAACTGATAGGCCGGATGATTAAGCGCCAGCTTGCGGGAACCGTCAGCTGCTCGCTCGTATACCTTCATCGGCAGGGTTGAAACTGACTCACTCAGCAGACGCACACAGGCCCAGACGGAGGCCAGCGCCAGCGCTTTCTCTGCTGTTACGACCTTTCCGCTGCTGCTTGTGCCGTACCACTCCTGCCAGAACGCAGCGTCATTAAGTCCAATCGACTCACCAAGCCAGTTAACAATCGCGCTCTTGATGCGACCCGGCTGTTTTTTTTCCTTCATCAGATACCTACCATGATCGGGTCATCAAAAAAGTCATCAGGATCACCGCTGTCCACCAGCACCGCATCCTCTGCTGCGCCGATTGCCATAGCAGATGCCACCACGCCATCGATACGGCCGGTACTTTTCTTTTTGGCAAATATGCGATTGTCCTTCTGGTCAGCCTCAAGCACTGCAGAGGCAGCATTCCAGCGCAGGCAGGGATTAGGTCGGATGACAAGCACCCGGTTGTTTAGGTGCTCTTCAAACAGCTCAATTGATCGTGGCATCCACAGCCCGGACTCCTGCGCCTTATAAAAGCCCTGACCATGCGGAACAAGGTCAACGCTCACAGACTCGCTTTCGAGCTCTGGCTCCAGATACTTAATGCGGTACTGGTCAAACGCGATGCACTTAATATCGTATCTGGCCGCCAACTCACCGATGCGCACCGCCACAAAGCCGTAGTTGACCGCCTTACCTGGCGGCGCGTGAATAAAGCCATTACGCAGCCAGGCGTCATAAGGAACGTGGTCAGTTTTGGCACGCTCCAGCAGAGAGTCTTTCGGCGTCCAGAACTCAACTAACAGTTTTTTGGATTTAGGAAAGTAAAGCGCAAGCGCCGTCAGGTCACGTGAGCCGGACAGGTCCAGACCGCCATAGCACTCTTCACCCGCTAAATCCTCCGGATCAAACTCCTGTTCGCAGTTCATCCAGGTGTCGCTGTCAATCCACGGATCGGACGCTTCCACCCACTGGCAAAAGTTCAGGCGTCGGACAATGCTCTCTTTTGATGGCATGCCGCGGGCCTGAGTCACCTGCTCCCGCAGGTATTTATCCGTGAAGGTCTGCCCCAGTGACGGGTTAGCTTTACCCCAGCAGGATTCATCTTTAAACGGGTCGTCGCCCTCATCCAGCGAGCAGATGAAGCTGAAAAAGCTGTCATCGACTAAATCACCGGCTGCCACCTTGCGACCGTATTCGTGATATTCGAAACAGACACTGGTTTTATCGTGGCCGCTGTTGGTGATGAGGAACATCAGCGCCTGACGGCGGCCCTTTGTACCGGCGCGCATCATCTCAACAACGGCGTTTGTTTTGTGCTCATGCACTTCGTCAATCAGTGCGCCGTGCGGGCGCGGGCCTGACTGACCATCATCAGAGCTGATCGGCTTAAAGAAAGAGCCTGTCTGCAGGAACGCAAGGTTCCACACGTTAAGCCCGGTGCCGGATTTGGTGATGCGCTGTGCCAGCGCGGGCGACTGATCGACCATCGTTACCGCATCGCGGAACAGGATCATTGCCTGGTCTTTTTTCGTGGCCGCCGCGTAGACTTCGGCGCGGGGTTCCTTGTCTGCCATCAGCAGGTAAAGACCGACGCCGCCCGCAAGCGGCGACTTGCCAGAACCCTTGCCGGACTCGATGTAACTCATGCGAAATCGACGTGTGCCGTCTTCCGCCTTCCAGCCGAACAGGGAGCCAACAATGAAACATTGCCACGGCAGCAGGATGAAGGGCTTACCTTCATGCTCGCCCCCGTTGAGCTTCAGGACCTGAGCAAAGAAGTTAACAACACGCGTAACCGCTTCGACATCCCAGAACAGTCCACGCTTTGGCCCTTCTTCCAAATCCCGGATGTGGCGGGCGCATGCAGCGCGGATATCTGGCCCGGCAAGAACAGCCCCGCTGGTAACGTCCATTGCATACTGCGTCGCCGGATCAACCGAAGAACTGGTTGAGCGGGTCTTCTTCTTTTTCTCCACCATTCACGTTCACCTTTGACCGGGCAGCCGGTGTCAGGCCGAACTCTACCAGGTAGCTTTTGAAGCGCCGGTCTGCATCAGCCAGCATTGAAACAGCCGGGTTGGCCTTGATAAGAAATCCGCCTTCGGTCTGAACCGTGTATGTCCTTCCCTCTTCGGCAATAGTGATTCGCAGCTGAAGAATGTCGGCATAGATATCGCAGAGCCTTTCCAGCGCAAGAACATCGGCGACGGTCAGCACGCCCATTCCATCAAGCAGAACGGTCAGCTTTCCCCACGCAACCTTTCCCCAATCGGTGAGGTGTGACGGCGGGCTGGGGATTTCTCTCGCGGGTGCAGGCTCTTTGTCGTTAAGTTTTCGCTTGCCCGGATTGCCGGTAACGACCTTAAGGTGGGTCGGTTTTGGTCGTCTTCCGGCCATAAAAACCTCCCAGAAAAAAACTTTTCATTTCGCGGTTGTGCATAAAAAGGGGGGCGGGCGGTCAGGAGGTCGTTAGCCCCTGAACTCTGCACCCGCCCTCCCCGATGGTGATGATAATCGTTCTCATCTGACCACACCCCTCATCACCCTCAATGATAAATGATATTCATTCTCATTTGCGCCAATGTGATGACGGGTCGAGTGGCATGCCGTTCTCATCGCACCCTATGACGTGTCCGCGCTTCTCTTCACGTTGCTTGGTCGAGTCGTGATGCTGCTTGCAGAGAGGCTGCCAGTTGGCCTTTTCCCAGAATAGCTTCTGAGCCTTCGCTATCTCGTCCTGTTTGCCGCCGTTGATGGCCTCTTTCAGCCTGTGTGGCTTGATATGGTCAACGACAGCAGCGGCCACAGCTCTGCCCTGCCGATGGCACATGACGCAGAGAGGGTGCGATTTGAGGAATGAGAGCCTGGCTTTATCCCAGCGGCTGTTATAGATGCGTGGCTCTGACATCAGAATTTCCTGCTGGATAAGTACGATATATTCCCGGCAATGGTGAGACCACCAGCCGATGATTCTTTGTGTTTATGCTGGAAATTGAACTCAGTGAATGCAGTTTTCAGCACAAAATAAAAAACCGCCCGTAGGCGGCCATAACTACTTGCTCAGAGCTGATTGAATCGCATCTGCTAAGGGTTCAATATATTTTAATGCTTGCTTGAGTTCATAGTCTGTATCTCTATTATCGCCGCTTGTAGACACTGTAGCCTTAATAATTTCAACTGCTGTCTCTACCGCTTTTACCCTTTGCTTCCGCTCAAGTGTATTTACAGAACTAGCAGTGGTACCGAAATAATTATCTAACATCACAACCTCCTATTCATAAGTAGAGGTTACACATTACAGTTAAGATTAATCTGAGTGAAGCAAAACCCATCATCCGGCGCACTCGTGAATGCGCCTTGTGATGGACTCAGCAATCATCATCCGGCTGAGCAACTGCACGGCAGGCGAACATGCAGGCATGCTGCATTGATGTTTTTGCCTGGGCAATCCAGCGAGGGTCTGTGTCTGAGTCGTGCTTTAGCCGATCAAGATGCGAGATAAATTGACGACTTAATTCCTTGAGGCTATTCATATCTGCAATATCTTGCTCGGAAAGGGCCCGATACCCCTTTACTGTGCTGCCGTCCTGCGGTTTTGCTTCGCTCATGATTTTCCTTTGCCAATCTTTAGGTTGCCTGAAATAACTTCAGGAGGAATAAAGCCGGTTATCAGCGTGTAACGATTACCCAGATAAATCACCACGTTCTCTGATGAGTTGATACGGGAGCGTTCTGGCCCCGGATAGCTATTGAGATGAGCATCAATCTCTGCAGCCAGTGCTTCTGATCGCTCATGCCAATCTTTAACTTCTTGGCTGATAGTCATCTAATTACCTATCTGGTTGACTCAATGTTACGGATGGCGGCGCGGTCAATGTTGCACTGCCCCAGAGCGGCATATAACTCAGCGTTGAGGCTTACGCTGTCACCGAACGTCATATCCTGTGATGGCTCTGGCACGTCAATCTGACTGGTCAGTTCAGCCGGAAGGTTTAGCTGAGGCTGATTCACTGTCCGGTACTCCACCAGCGGCTTTTGCTGCGTCGCGCAACCGGTCAGCAGCATCAGGGGGAACAGGAGCAACAGCACACTTGTCCGCCGCAAGGTAACGCTTAATTTCATTCTGTAGTTTCCGGTTCTGCTGGGCTGTTACGGCACGCTGCTCTGTGACCTGACTCATCACGTCGTTTTGCTGCTTAACTGCTGTTACCAGCTCAGTGACGCTTGATGCCAGGCCATCGTTCTTAGAGCGCAGGTCATTAATCTGCTCGTCTTTACTGTTTGCCAGCTTCTCAAGCCTGTCGTTCGTTGCCTTAAGCTGTGAGTTACTGGCGTTCAGCCCCCACAGCGCAACGCAGATAAGACCGATGATGACCAGACCTGAATTGTTTCGGATAAAGCCGATTACGTTGAACATAGAATCCCCTTAGATTTTGATAAGCGGGATTTCCGGTCGTCCAGACCATTGGTGCCACCGTTAATGACTCTGGTGATGCGGGTAACATCATCAGAGTCTGCCAGCTCGTTTAATCCGTGATTCTTCCACCATGCCGCTGCTGACATCGCAGCAAAGCGATAGCCCAGCAATAAATCAGGGTTTGCTACTACATCAGCGCCCAGCTGTTTAACCAGCGCTTCATAGTTCGCCTTGCCGGTGATCTGAATCAGACCGCGACCGCGATAGCGGTATCCATCCCCCGAATTAACATCACCATTACCGTTACGGTTTGCGTAGATGATGCTGGCGATCATCTTCTGATTAGCTGGGTGCATCGCATTACGACCATAAGCGCGGGCCTGTTCGGCAGTGATGCGTTTGCCAAACATTGCAGTCAGTGCGTTCTCGCTATAGTTCAGCCCTTCTTCAACCTTCAGGAACCCGGCTGACTCATGCCCCGTCTGCGCCAGAAAGTGGGCCTGTCGTAATGGCGTGCTTATCTGGAAGGCTGAGAGGCTTGCCGCTATATGTGGATACCAGGCATCACGCAGAGAATTGCTTACGCCGGTGGCACGCTGAAAACTACTGGCTGTCAGCATTACTGTCTCCCAATCGCTTATCTATCTGGCGGCGTATCTTCGTTGACACGTAGTCCACACCGAGGAAGCCAAGGAAGACCGCACCAACCCGCGTAATGTCTTCACTGAAGTGCCAGTTGAACACCGAGCCAATTACCTGCAGGCTTGGCTGTAGGAAGAAGGCGAAGACGCTGCACATCGCTGCATCAAGCAGGCGGCGTGACCATGCATCTTTGCCAACGTATGTGGCTCTGAGAATCGCCATGACTCCGGCAAGACCCGCATAGCCGGTTTCGTTTTTGTGGGCGTAAAGCCAGGCAATCAGGCTTGCCCAGAACCCAACGTCTTTGTCCGGCATGCGTTTCATCCTCACCTCCGATAATTGGCAGGTGCTGTCGGTAGTCAGAAGAAAATTGCGCAACGCCACGGCGTCAAAAGTGTGTGTGGAGACTGATTGGCGTGCGCAAAAACGAAAAAAGGCCGCTCTTTGGCGACCTCTTTGAATGGGAACCCTGACGCAATAGCGGTAACTGCCTTGCCCGTCGGCAACAGGGGTAATTTTTCTATCCCCTACAAGGGATAATCTTTTACTCATCCCTTTCAGGGGATAAGCCAATAAAAAAGCCCCGCCAGCTGGTGAGGCTGCGAGGCTTTCGGACATCCACTTAATATGCAACTGACCCGCAATCAGCGAATCAGATAATTCTTTTTAGTGCGGAAGACTCATAAAATCCCCACTATGAAGAGATATTAATCCATTCCCGGACAAAAGCAACAGTTATCTTTGGCTGGGGAATCTTTCATTTCCTGTGATTTTCTGAAAGGTCTGGTCAGCGTGAGACTCTTCCTCCTCCAGCTTAACCACCAGCGAATCAAAGAAAGGCTTCCAGTTGCGGTTCCAGGTTCTCTCCTGCAGGTCAGGTATCAGCACCCGGATGGCTCTGAATGCTTTTGTACCGGGCGAACGCGCAAATCCTCTGCCACCACACCGATCACAATTCTTCTCAACGATGGAATTAGTCTGCCTGGACATCTCGATATCACGCACGCGGCCAGTACCGTTGCACCGGCACCGCTCTGTCACTGCGCCTTTGCCGTGACATGTCACGCACATCTTTTCCAGCGTTTCCAACCGGTATTTTGGAGGAACGTAGTTATCGTTATCAGGCGTTGAGCAGCCAGGGTGAATCATTACATGCTCAATACTGTTCATAATGCCACGACCATCACAGTCGGGGCATGAGTGGGTAGTTGATGCAGAGCGGACATAATCTTCATATGCCAGCTTGGATAGAACCCTGATACAGGAAGGCAGCTTTGAGCCAGCTGCTTTCAGAACGAGCTTTGGTGTTATGCGCCGGGCATGCACCATAAGCAGACCTATGACGCGATCTTTATCCCCTTCGCTGACCCCTGACTTAGCCAGAACGGCGGCAATCCCCATCGGAGACTTTGACTGACACATCCCGATAGCGGCCATCAGGTCTGTACCCGTAAGCCCCTCACTTCCCGTAGCACGGGATGAGTCGCTAATCTGCAGGCTCTTCGGATTGAAGTGCTTCAGCGCTGATTCAATTTTCATGCTCACCTTCTCCACACACTTTATTTTTTGTCTGTCCCAATCACTCCGACTGCAATCGCGTGATCAAGGAACCTGAACAGCAGCTCTATCTGACTGCCGTATTTCGCTTCAAACGCTCTCATATCCCGGTGCAGTTCATCGTGATGCGCTCTGCATAGCGGTATCACAAATAAATCATGCGCCTTCGTTCCCATTCCCCCCTGTCCATGTCCGATGATGTGATGAGGATCGTCAGCCTGTATGCCGCAACATGCACACGTCTGCGACTTTACCCATCGTGTGTATTTCTCACTTTCCCAGCGCTTACGCTTGGGGCGCTTCATGAATGATTCTGGTGATTCCGGGTCGGTGCGCAGGTCGATTATCTTTTTGACCAACTGAGCAGCATCCTGAATAACCTCCCGCGCCGGTCGCACCGGAACAATGCGGGCCTCTTTCAGCTCGCCGCTCTGGATACTTTCTTTCGGCATACGCAGAACGCGCCGTGCGGGTGCCTCTGGTATCAGGTCAATCACATCATTCAGGGTTGCCCACCAGCACAGTTCCGGCAGGGTCAGTTGATGGTCACCGTTTAGCGCCATCTGGCTGCATGCCACCCTGATTATCCACAGTGCAGTATTACCTTTGGCGATGTTCTCCAGGCTACCAGGTACGCCGTTTTCCCTGAACTCATTATCGTGGCTATAGCAAAGAGACACCAGGCCGTTTTCGATTTCTGACACTGTGTATTCATGGTGATGCCACGCCCCGGACTGCTCCCACTGGCAGCACCCGAAAGACTGGACGAAGGATGCCAGTGCATTCGGTCCACCAGCTACCTTTATCACGCGTTCGTGACTGAAGAAGGGAATCAGTGAGGGCTCATCAAGTAACGGCTGTGTGCCGTCATTCAGCCGCCCTGATGGCAGGTCTGCCATATCCATGGTCGGTGTGCTGATCACAACGCGGCCCTTGAACATCCTCAGAAGCTCTGGCCCCGGCTTGAGCAACACAATCCCTGTGCGTGGCGCTATTTCAGGTGTAAGCAGTGCTCTCACTCAGCACCGCCTGCCGCTTTATGCACCGTCCATAGCCCGCCAATCCACTGGACGCCCTTCGCGGTAAATCGGGACTGACTGAACGCATAGTTAGAATCGGTAGTGGTGCCGGTTCTCACTTCAAATCGACCGGCCTCAATATGTTGGCTGTAGGGTGTCAGGACGCCATTGAGACGGTACATAACCCGGCTCTCAATCAGGAACAGGCGAAGCTCTGGCTCTTTAGCCTCAAGAAGTTTTGCCACCTGGCGGAATGTCATTGAACCGGTGGCCGTGACGTAACGATCCACGAAGGCAACCTTTGGTGCGGCAATGGCAAGCTGATTGGTAAGCTGAAGCTTTTCCTCAGCAAGGTCAGCGGCCAGGCGCAAAGCTTCTGGCAGAGTTTGAGGCAAGCGAGGTGAGAGGCTTTCCTCCAATTCATGCAATCGCTTAATCACTTTCATGCGGAGAATGGCACTGTAACCGGTGATGAGGCATTCGGTATGCTCGCGGTCGAGGTGATACTCAGTCTGCTGACGATTCATGCTGTCAAAGTAGATGTGAGCAAATTTGCTCGCATCTTCCTGAAGCTGAATCAGCATGACTTCAATGTCTCGCTTAACATCTGGATGACGCTTCACTGTGAGATCAGCAATTTCACGGCTGGTCATGATTGGGGATTGAATAGCACTAACTGCAGGCGCAATAGCGCCCGCTGATTGATTCAGCATTTTGATCTCTCCACACACTTTACACACACCATCTTTAACAGGCCCCGCCCCATCATCTGCAAATGAACGGGACCAACCTTGCGGCCAGCGTCTGCATACGCTGGCCTTCAAAACCATCATAACGACTCAAAAAATAAATTTCACAACTTAAGCTTATTCATTATTTTCCTCTGAAATAATGTCTGCTTTGTGCCAGAAGCTGACATCGAATAGTTTCCATGAGAGGTTTTTCAACAGCACTAAATCTTAATTACCCATTCACCTCAATTCATATGAACATGTCTCATGGCGTGTCAATTTCGTTAACTTACTCACTATGAGCCTGAGCCTAACTTTCTTGGCCGTAAGCGGCTTGCCAGTATTTTACCGTAGGGTTCATTAGTATGTGCAGTACAAGCCACCAGGTAAAAATGCAGGGGGATTGGTTGTAATAACTGGCAGGCACATATCCGTGAGCCAGTTGATTTCGTAAATCACCATATATTTTATCCACCAGTAAGGCCTGAAGATTGCCAATTATGTCTATACCGAAAGCTTCAATAATCAGTGGATTATCCAGTAATCCCTTGAGACCATTTCGCTCTTGCGAACCGTCTCCATGAAGCTGGGATGGCTCTTCGCCTTTGATTTTCGCCACATATCTCAGACTGTTTTCGATCTGGGGAATCAGCACATGGCAGGCTGTCATAAAGTCTCCATTGAAACCGCAAACCACACCCTTGATGAAAAACTCTTCATGCCCAAGCGGGATAAAGGGATGATTAATGAACAAATCGCGGAAAAATGCTTCCGACATTGGATGCTTCATTGTGATTTCATCCGTAGCCGGGATAATTTGCCCGGCTACGGCCAACTCATGATCGATACGCATTCCCCTCATCATGAAAGGCCAAATAACTGTTCCATTTGCATCATCAATCCCTAGTCCAGCGGGTATACGAGCAACGGTCATTCCCTCATGATCAATATGTATGGCTCCAAACATCCAAGCTATGCTTTTGGACTTTTGTTCTATTGCCTGAGCCTTAAGTCTCTCAATGCCTGTTGGTCGACAGACCAACATTGCAAGTCTGAAAACCATATCAAACAAATCTCTCCCGGCAACCCGACTCTTGGCTTGGTCGACAATCTGACTGATGTCTTGAGGTGGAGATTGAAGGATAGCCATTTGATGACGGGATTCGATCTGGTAATCACGCATTTCTTCATACAGCGCAAGACGTTCTGCTCGGGTTCCTGGAATATTAGCCAGTGCTTCAATAGCATTCTGCATACATGCCGCCGAAATCATACCGCCATCTTGGAATTTTGATTCTTTCAGATGCGTATCGGCAAGAAGGCGCCAGAACTCAAACTGTGTATCCCTGTCACAGCAACTATTCGCAATCGGGATTGCTTTTTTACAAGCATCGACTGCAAATGAAAATTCTTGTTGAGCCAGATAGTTTTTTGTCAAATACAGGAGTTCTTGGGCAATAAAAGGAGGCTCACTCACTCTACAGTCATACGCGAGTTGCAAGAGTCGTAACGGATAAGGTGAATCCGCTTGTCCTTTGGTGCGTTCATATTCAGCTAGTAGGAATGCCGAAAGTCGGTCAAACTCAGCCCTGAAATCAGTATTCTTTCGGAAAAAGCAACAAAGCCGAAGCGCACGCTCTAGGCGCTCTATAGCATTAACCCACTCTCTTTGCGATGACATAATAGCCATGCAGGACGCATAATAAGCGCGAACCGCCAGCAAAGGAAAACGGATTCCGTCAATTTTACGAACCCAAAGTGTGTCAGCAATACGGGCTTGAAGTTCGGGTAACGCTACCGTCGGGCAAAACTGAGAAAGTACCTCCAGCGACGACATATCAATGTCTTCCGGAATTGCAGATCTACCCTGACTGCTTTGAAAGCCCGGACCAAATGGTACCTGTGGATTATTTGGACGAAAGTGAAAACCGCAAATATGGATTAGCAGTCTTATTGCCGCTCTTCCGTCACCTAGTCTTGAAAGATACTCTGTGATATCAGAACAGGTAGCTGCCGGTTTGCTCTGGATTAAAGGGGATAAATCGATAGCATTAAGTTCGTCGAGACTGATATTAATATCGTCCATGTCATCACCTTGATGATTTGTAAAGCAGTTACAATGTAATAAACGCACCTGAGACCGCGAATTAGCGATAAAGCCAATCTGTATGGCTATATGCTTCTACCCTCTGAATTTTTACATGTGAATTGCCAACTTGACCAGCTCTCTGTTTATATGAACTTTACTATATTATGTCCGCTTTTAGCTCTTAGTGGACCTATAGTGTTAAACCAATTTTTACGAAAAAGCGCCCTTAGGCGCTTCTTTCATATCTTAGCCAAAGGATTATTAGTATCCCATGAAGCAGAGTAGAAACGGCAACATCAATATCATCCCGTCGCTCCCAGGTCTAAAATTTTCATCTGACCGACCACTTCGCGTACTGCCTGACGCAACATGCGGATGTTTGTCCAGCAATCACGGTTAGTCTGCTCCACCAGCGCGATAAACTCCTGAACCGTGCACGGCCTGTCCTGGCGAACGTCAATCAGCACCGCTGCAAAACGCTGCAACTGTTCCTTTGCCAGCTCTGGATCATCGTACTGCTCTGACACCCACAGCTTCAGTTCAAGATCGTCATGATGCTCTTTGATGAGGCGCACCGCTTTAGCAATGGTCTCTGCCGGAACGGTCACACAGGTAGGGTTCTCAACGGAGTCCGCCGCCCAGGTATGCGCGTACTTTGATTCGCTGTAGGTGTACTCAGCTTTCATTTTGAACGCGGCAATAACGCACGCCCACGCTTCTACACCGCTTTGCTCAAGGATTTCGTGTTTAAGAAGCGGCAGGTCATCACCGTTGTCTGCCTTAACCGAGGTCGTTTGTTCGCTTGCTGATTGAGTCACGCCGTAATGCTCTTTGGCGATCAGGATAATATCCATCAGCTCAGCCGCATGCAGGTCAGTTTCAAACGTCAGCGTAATGCGTGCGCCTTCATCGCTCTGCTCTGTCTGAGAATGTTTAGCAATCAGTTCTGCAAGCTTGCGCGCCTGGGCAGCACTGAACTGCGGCATAGCATCGGTCTTTGTCAGTTTCTTCTTCCCTGCTGCTTTCGCCTTCTGCATCTGCTCCTGAGCAACGGATGAGGCTTTAACGCCATGTTCGCGCTGCAGGGCTACTGCTGTGGTTGCGGCCACTTCGCCGGACTTCACCATCTCAATCAGAGGTTCGCCAACGGTCAGCAGCTGTAGGTGCTGTTCAACGTCGGTGATCGAACGTTTCACCTTGGCGGCGATCTCGGCTGGCTCTAAGCCCTGGTTAACAAGGCGCTGATAGGCTGCTGCACGTTCCAGCGGCAACAGGGCGCGACCCTGACTACTGGTGACCATGAATGCCACGCTGTCAGCTTCACTACCCACGAAATCTTTACACTCAAGGCGCAGCGTATATCCCGCTTCCTGAGCCAGCTTTGCACCGTAATAGCGGTGATGGCCATCGATGATCTTAATGCCCTTTTCGGTGACCTTAACAGCCAGCGGAGGCACGTGTTCACCAGCGATAAAGGCGTCGCGGAACTCCTCGACATGGGTCTGATCGATATCACGAATGTTGTAATTAGTTTCTACATACAGCTCATCAACGCCCAGCAGGTAGGTTTTGCGGGTAGTGATATCGGTATCGCTATTTTTCTTGTCGTCGTAAATGCGCGCTAATGTGCTCATGCTGTGGTCAGCTCCCATGTAAGGACAATAATCAGAGCGGCAATCATCACCGCTGCGGTGCGGATAGCCTGGTAGAAAATCTCATTGCGTTGGTAGTGGCTCTTAAGGTGCGCTTTCATAACAAATCCCTGTTCACACTGGCTGAAATGATGCGACCGGTGTCGAGTCCACCGTAGCTGCCACAGTTGAGTGAGCCTTTCACGGCGCAGCGGTCGCAATTCTCTTTGGCTTCATTGCGGGATGCATCGAACTTTGCCACCAGCATTGCTTCACGCCATACCTGTGCAGCACGCAGCCAGAACCCTTTGTCCTCCAGTTCGCTGGCCTGCTTCGCCAGTTTGCTGTATTTCTCGCTCTCTACCGGTAATGGGTCAGTGTTAATCGAATAACTCCAGTCGCTGGACCTCTTGAGATTCCCTCTGGTGAACAACGGTTTGATGAAGCGCTTCACTGAAGTTTCATGCAGGCCAGTGAGCTTGCAGAGATCGCGGACCTTCAGCGGGCCATTGCGGGTAATCAGTTCAAGAATTTTTGATTCGTGGTTAATCATGATTTTCTCCCGTTAACCGCGAAAGCCGTGAGGCACTGAGCTGTCAGGCTGCGGAATGACAGTGATATCCCGCTGCATGTTGCGCTTCAGAGCGTTCCATTCAGAGCGCGGCGGGCGACCGGCCTTATCCCATTTGGTTGCTGACTGAAGATACCCAGGGAGGTTGCCAGGTATGAACAGCGTTTTTGGACGCATGTACTGGTATTCCTCGGTGCCTTCCCAGTGGGCGTGTTTGTAATCCACCACCAGGCAAAGCTCTTCCACCGTAAATGCATCTTTCAGCCGGGATTTGATGTGACCCATCGACGACTGCGCCTCTGTGTGTTTTGCGCCAGTCACTTTGTTCAGGTGACGCAAAACCTGACGAGAGCGATTGAGAATTGACCACTCATCGTCTGGTTGCGACGCAACCTGACAAAAGGGTTTTTTATCTGATGGATCATGTTTTGAATTTACTGACGGATCGTCGCCAGATTCTGGCGGGTCAAAACTGTTATTTTTGCTGGATTCTGACGGGTGAAAATTTGATGCCTCAAAATTCGGTGCATCAGATTTTGATGCGTCATTTTTTGATGTGTCAGATTCTGACGGCTCAGATTCTGACAGGTGAGCGGCAGCCGATTCGCGGAGCTTTTTGACATTCAGCTGATACATGTTGGAGTTGTTGCGGTTACCTTTGCGGCGTGACGTGCTGGTCAGCCAGCCTTCACTTTCCAGCTTGCGGATCGAGGTACGAACGGTACTCGGACCAGCGCCAATCTGACGGGCGATGGTAGCGATTGACGGCCAGCAAACGCCTTCGTCGCTTGAGAAGTCAGCCAGGCGGGCCATGATGGCTACCATTGTGATCTTCATGCCGGATGATGCACAGCCGTCCCAGACGAATGCAGATAATTTAACGCTCATGATTTACCCCAATCTCTCTGAAATATTGCTTGAACCGTTCAAGAGAGCTGAAGCACTCGCCATGTTCGTAGTTGGCACGCAGGTAGATAACCCGGTCGTTCTCTGGCTCCCAGCGAATGACCCGCACAGGGATGCCGCGCTTATCTCGGAAGATACGGTCAAGTTCTCGCATTTGGTCGCCTTCATTCGCTGGTTGGCATTGCCCACAGCCCAATCAACAAAGCTGTGGTTAACTTCTTCGCTGATGCCCGGTACATTAAGCACATACCTCAGCGGCTCACTGCTGAGACGTCCACCAGCAGAAGGAAGGCAACGGAATTGCGGTAACCCTGATAATCTGATTAAATTGATCACGCGATTAGTTCTCCACACACGTTGATTTAGTCGCATCGAACGCCGCGGGCTGCAATCCTGCGGCGTTCACCTTTTCTGGCGGGCAAAATACGCGATACAGCAACGTCAGATGCTCCTGCCACTTAGCCATAACCTGATAGCTGTTCTCTTCGATCTGCTCACGTTCATTTGCATCAATCACGCCATCAGCTGTTGCTTTGCGGATGTAGGCTGAGTGCTTGCCAATCCACTCAATTGACTCCATCAGGCGCTGATTGATATCCGCGTTATCAACATCTTCAATGTCCACCAGCGGAACGTTGACACTGTTTGACTGACGGGATACAGCACTAGCGATGTACTTGGTGCCGCTTGCCTGCTGCAGAACCATCGCCCAGCCCATTGGGAAAATCTGATCGCCATTAGTACGCAGGCGATTGAACAGTGCATCTTCAGTCACACCCAGCCATTCAGCTGCTTCTGCATACCCGCCCGGTAGACTTGAAATAGTCTTCTTGATTGCTACCACCAGCCATGCCGGTTGCCTTTCAATTTGCCACTCTGGTTTACCCACTGCTTGAATCCTCTTACTGTGGTTTTGCTGTCAACGAAACGGGTGATACATTTTCATTGCCGATTTGGTATCTCTGCGGATAAAGAATTTCCAGCTCGCTAATTTCGCCTTTGAAAAAGACCGACAGCTTCTCAGCGACTTCCAGCGAGGCGACCTGGATACCTCGTTCAATACGGCTCAGGTTGCCAACATCAAGACGAATCGCTGTAGCTACATCGCTCAATGTTTTTCCTTGCGCCTTACGCAAGATTCTTAACGGTGTGACCATAAATACCTCCTTTAATTGCGTAATACGCATAATATTGCATGCACGCGGATTGCGCAAGTTGATTTGCGTTTCGTGCAAACCAACATTTAAATAGGGTCATGAACATAGGAAACCGCATCAGAGAGCTTCGCTTACAGCGAGGTATGAAAATGAGCGATCTGGCCGAAGCTGTTGGCGTGGATCAGGCAAATATCTCCAGACTTGAGACAGGAAAACAAAAATCATTTACGGAGCAATCGCTTATTAAAATAGCTGAGGCTCTTGAAGTAGGTCTTTTTGAATTATTTACTCCCACCCCTCCTGAAATTACTGTATATAATCACAGTAAGGATAACGTAAAGGATGGCAAGGGGGAGGATGTGTATCGTGTCGACTTACTTGATATAACCGTGAGCGCTGGACCTGGTGCATTCGTAAGTAGTGACACCGTGGATGTCATTCGTTCTATTGAATATAACTCTGAGCACGCTAAATCTTTCTTCAGCGGGAAGCCTGCGAAGATGGTGAAAATGGTCAACGTTGGCGGTGATAGTATGTCAGGTACTATTGAGCCAGGTGATTTAGTTTTCGTAGATATATCAGTGAATAAATTCGATAGTGACGGCATCTATGTGTTTGGCTTTGACGGTAAAGTGCACATTAAGCGACTTCAAATGATCCCGGATAAACTGCTGGTGATCTCCGATAACACACGCTATCGCGACTGGTTCATTGATGAGGCAAATGAACACAGGTTCTACATATTTGGCAAAGTCATGATTAGCCAGTCTCAAGCTTTCAAGCGCCACGCTTAGATCCTTTCCAGTTCAAAAAACACCCGGCTTGTCCGGGTTTTTTTGTGCCTGCCGCATTATATTTGCATACTGCGCAATTTAACACTTGCGAATATCGCATATTCGATTTATTGTTTCTTCATCAAGACAGCACAAACGTTTGCAGGCGTAACTGTCTACTGTGTGGAGAAGAAATGAAGCTAATTAAAAACATGTCGAACACAACGGTCCGGGACCTGATTACCTTTTTGAGGCTCTTCCCTGATGCTGATGTTGTCTGTTGTGGTGATGCCGGTGTGGTGAGTGTGCAGTGTGATGTTGAAAACGTGGTTCGCGGACCAGCGTTTTAAGAGTACGGAATTGCTGTGTTGGCGGTTACTCATGAGGGTTTGTTTAACCGCCTTTTTTAAAAAGATTAGAGCAAGCCTCGCTGAAAGAATTTTCGAAAGTTCTTTGAACGAGACTGGATGGCTTACTACTTCAAGACGGTCTCAATAAATGTCCACCAAGTAGCGGTACTGCTATCGATATTAGCGGCGACAAGACTATGCAAACGGTAAAGGTCGTTAAAACTCGTTAGGCCGATGAGTTCAGATGGCAATAAAGAACTGGCAGCCGGGAAAGACCGGCACACAACAGGAAAGAGTATTTGGAGGCGCACCACTAAGCCGTTGATGAATACTCTATCCGTTGTGGTGAATGCGGCCAGCGCGCGCGGAAGACTGACAAAGATTGCACACAGTCTAAGAGTTTCCGCTCTGGTGTTTGTCAGTCTGACCAGAGCACCGGGAGGCACCCGGCACCGCAGCAACCTTTCAAGTGTGTGGAGTAATCGGGCTGTGGGTTATTGCAGTAACCCACCAGCCAACTTAAACGAATCCCAAAAGTTTTTATTGCCGTCACTGGCAAGGGATTCATGCAACCAAAAATCGTGTGTGGAGAGTTTCATGGAAAAGCCGAACGACCATATAACCGTAGGCATTATCACCCTGCCCTATAGCCATATCCTGAACGGCTGGATATTGCCTGACGGCTCTGTAGTCACCAATCCAATTAAGGCGCAGAACGAAGCTGAGCGCCTTAACAGCAACATCACCATCCACTGAGGGCCAGCAACATACTTTCTTCTAAATCGAATAAAGAAGTCGTCGCTGCTGGCCACCAGTTCGCCAGGAGCATCGGTAAAGAAACCTCTCTGCTGGAAATGGCAAAGATGGTTAGTGATTTGGCTACGCGTCTTGATGTTGCCACCGTCCGCGCCAGCCTGATGGCTTCAGAGGTTCTGCGCATCAACAGCGTGCTACCTGACACCATTTCAGCACTACAAGCTGCAGGCGCAGACCTGACGCTGATTGACGACCTGAATGCAGCACTTGCTACGCCAGCCTGCGACCAGTGGATTCGAACACTGCGCGGTGAAGCACTCGGTGAGGCACGTCGGGCTGTAGCAACTATGGGTAATCAACAGCTGCCAGGCACTTTACAAGCGATCAACATTATTTCCCAAATGGAAATGGATTTACTCCGCTCACGTACGGTAACGCTGAAGGTTGTGTCATGAAAAAGGTCGCCCAATTTCGCCGCAGCAATGGTCCAAATGCTGGTTTCAGTGAAAAGCTGGCCTGGCAGTTATCCAAAGGCCCGGCAACGGGTCGGGAGCTAGCGCAGCAACTCGGTATGACCCTCAGTGAGTTCAACCGTTTGGTCCTTCACATCATGCGCCGCGGTGGTGAAACCCTTCAGGTTGAGGCATCCAATCAGGTCTGTCTCGGTGGCGGATCAATTGACCGCACTTACACCCTGGTCAGAAATCCGCGCCGTGTTGCTCCCCCGCCATGTAAGCCAATGGTTATCAACTACAGCAACGACCGTTCTGAAGAGGCTATTAAACGCCATCGTGAAGCAGCTGCTCGCCGTGCTCGTCTGATTGCCAGCGGGCTGTATCTGGAATGCATGGGTTAAGGAGAAGATTCAATGAGCATTAAGCCCTTAGAAGTTAAACGCGACCAATATGGCTATTGGTCTCATCCAGATTATCTGGCGTTCTGTGATGGTCGTGAATTTATCCCTACAGCTGAGTTTGATCAGTGGATGTCCGAGCATGATTTGCAGTGGAAGGTTGAGTACCGTGATGAAGACATGATCGACCCCACTGTAGATGGTTGTGATATCTCTGCCTGGCAACCTGAAAGCCCTGAAGGTGAAGGCTGGTTCGTGGGCTCCATCCATGACACTGAAGACGGTGCAGTATGTATTTGGCTACGCGCCGGTAAGGATGGTGAGTGATGGCTAAATCATCAGACGTGCATGACCTGTTAAGCGCTTATCAAAAACAGGCCCGGAAAATACCCGCAAAAGGTGTTTATGCCACCAGACAACGCCAGGAAGAGGTAAATGCAGCCCATGCGCGCAAGGTAAGGCGCAAGCGTCGGCGGTCAGTAGGCAAGTCAAATAAGCTCGGTTGTCGCTTCACGGCGGAAATGCGAGTAGCACTAATTTGCGATATGAATTTTTGGGCTTTGATTTGCCGCTCCAACCGCGCAGGAGAGCCATCATGAAAGAGCGCCCAATCCTCTTTAACGCCGACATGGTTCGTGCAGTTCTCGACGGCAGAAAGATGCAGACGCGCCGGGTTATGAAGGTGCAGCCACACGCCGGAGTGCGCAATTCTCCATTCGTTAAATCTGGCATTGAAGACGGGCATGGTAAGGAGTTGGTTTGCCCGTTCGGAGAAGTTGGTGATCGCCTGTGGGTGCGTGAGACGTTCCGGGTACACAGCCGGGCAACTGACGTGGCCACACTGGTTTATAAAGCCAGTGAGCAGCAGAGCTGGACGCAGCAGACGCACCGCGTGCCAATTGAGAAATGCAATAAGCCAGCCGTGGTCGATAAGTGGACGCCATCCATCCACATGCCGCGCTGGGCTTCCCGCATAACGCTGGAGATTACCGGCGTTCGGGTTGAGCGGTTGAACAGTATCAGTGAGGCAGATGCGAAAGCTGAGGGCTTGGCGGAAATAACCAAAGATGGAAGCCTATTCAAATTTGGCATTCCAGACCGCGACGGTTATCCAGGCACTGATGATAAAGGCTGGCCGTGGACGGAGTGGGAGCGTAACCCGGTCGATGCTTATTGCAAGCTATGGCAATCCCTCTACGGAGAGGAAAGCTGGCAGGCTAACCCGTGGGTGTGGGTAGTTGAGTTTAAGCGCGTGGAGGGTGAGTGATGCCCACCAAGGCAGATTTGCAAGCCAGGGTTGATGAGCTGGAAAAGGATAATCAGGCTCTAAAAAAACTTTTGGCGCGGGCAGAACGCGAGTTGAATGACAAGCTTGATCCCGAAGAACTGCCGCCCTTGCCAGTCCCTTACCTCATTACTTGTCAGATGAAGTATTACCGGATGCCGTGGGAGCCATTCTGGTGTTACGAACATCTTCAATGGTGCGATGAACTGGATAGCAGCTTTCCATATTCAATGGCTGACAACTCATGCCCTGTTTGTAGAGGTGCTGAATAATGGCAAAGTCACCCGCCGAACGCAAAGCAGCGCAGCGTGCCCGTCAGGCCGCTGCCGGTGGTAAAAAGCTGGAGTTGGCGCTGGATAGTCAGGAACTGGAGATGCTGGCGCAGAACTGCGCCGTACGCCGCCCCGGTCGTGAACCGTATGAGCTGAACGAGTACATAGCGTTACTCATTCGCAAAGATGCCGCTGAACTGGCGCAGCAGATTGAAGCGCTGGCACAGCAGCAATGCGGTAAGTGTGGCGATCAGCTGCCGGTGCAGTCCTGCCCTTGCAAGGGTGAAGCGGCGTGCTGGGCCACCAGAGGCTGGCATAAGCTGAAATTGAATATCAATACACCGTGACATGTCACGGCTGGCAACCCTGATGCAGCAGGAATGTGTGGAGAATTAATTATGTCTGAGCATGGCAATGAAATTATTTCTGATACAGATATCGAAAAAATAACCGGATATAAAATCCCGTCTAAACAATGTCAGTGCCTTAAACAGGCCGGGATATTCTTCGTGGTCCGCCGTGATGGCCGCCCCAGAACTACATGGCAGCATTTCAATGACCCCATCTCATCAAGAAAAGCCCCAGAAACTAATCAACATGAACCCAACTTTGGAGCATTAGATTAATGGCACGCGTTCGTAAAAACGCTGCAGATGCCTGGATGCCGCCTCGCGTTTATCGAGGCAGGTCAGCCTATGAGTTCCATCCTAAAAACGGGGGTGCTATACGCCTCTGTGCGCTGGATGCAGCTCAGTCTACAGTGTGGTCGGCATATGAGGCGCTGATCAACGAGATACCTGATGACAGGCTGCTGGCGTCATTAGCTGAGCGGTTTTTCAGATCGGCTGATTTTTTCGAACTGGCACGCGAAACGCAGCGGGACTACCTCAAATATTCAAAAAATGTTTTAGCTGTTTTTGGTGCCATGCCCTCTGATGCAATCCGGCCTGAACACGTCAGAAAGTACATGGACAAGCGCGGATTAAAAAGCCGGGTACAGGCCAACCGGGAAAAGGCGTTTATGTCTCGCATGTACCGCTGGGGCTATGAGCGTGGCATGGTCAAAGGTAATCCGACCAAGGGAGTTAAGAAATTCAAGGAGACGTCCAGAGATCGGTATGTGACCGATGCAGAGTATCAGGCGCTCTATTCATGTGCGCCGGACATTGTGAAAATCGCTATGGAACTGGCTTACCTTACCTGCTCCCGTCAGGGTGATGTTCTTGCAATGAAAAAGAGCCAGATCATGGAGGAAGGGATACTGATTAAACAGAGTAAAACCAGTGTGGCTCAGATTAAAGCTTGGTCGCCACGGTTTGCTGCAGCAATAAAAATGGCAGCTGCATTACCACTTAAGCCAGGTATGAGCAGTATTTTCATCATCCACCAGCCTAACGGTTCTGGATACACGCGGGACGGGTTTAACAGTCGGTGGAGTGCAGCCCGTGAAGCGGCAAAGCTCAAATTCCCAGAGCTACTTTTTGATTTCACATTCCATGATTTGAAGGCGAAAGGGGTTTCTGATCTGGAGGGAGATTTGTACGAGAAGAGAGCTATAACGGGACATAAGAACGTTGAGCAGACTGCGGCTTATGACAGGAAAATAGTTGTTGTCCCTGTAGTTGGCGGACAGGCGAAGGGGAAAAATTATTAG